AGGCTGGTACAGGTAAGACCACTCTCGCAAAAATATTGATGAATAATATAGATTGTGATTATTTATATATTAATGCGAGTGATGAAAATAATGTAGATACTGTAAGAACTAAAATTAAGAATTTCGCTTCTTCTGTTGGATTTAAGGATTATAAAATTGTTACGTTAGATGAGTGTGATTACATTACACCAAATGCACAAGCGGCACTTAGAAATCTGATGGAAACATTTAGTAAACATTGTAGATTTATCTTGACTTGTAACTTTGTTGAACGTATAATTGACCCTATACAAAGTAGATGTCAATCTTTTCAAATAATTCCACCATCAAAGGGAGAAGTTGCTCAAAGAATGGTTCAGATTTTTGAGGAAGAAAAGGTTAAGTTTGACTTAGATGATTTAAAGATATTAATAAATTCAGGATATCCAGATATTCGTAGAGTTATTAATTCAGCACAACGGAGTGTTATTAATTATGAATTAAAGTTGGATAAAGATAGTATAATACAAAATGATTATAAATTAGAATTGTTAGAGATACTTAAAACGCAAGATAAAAAAAATGCATTTAAAAATATAAGACAGTTGGTAGCTGATTCACAAATTACAGATTTTGCTGATTTATTTAGATTGTTATATGATGAAGTTGATGGTTATGGAAAAGGTCATGTTGCAGAATGTATTTTAATAGTTGCGAAGTATGAGTTAAGTGATAGTCAGGTAGTTGATAAAGAGATCAATGCTATGGCTATGTTAATAGAACTATTGGGAGTAATAAAATAATGGACGAAAAATATTGGGGTGAAAAGAAAGCCCCACAAAAATCAGTACAAAAACCTAAAGCTGAAGAAAAACATATATCTGTACAAGAAAATAAAATTTATTATTATTCTAATGTAAACAGAGATAGTGCATCTGAACTTAATAAAAAAGTTGGTGAGATAGAATCTAAAAGTTTGACTTTAGCATATAATTTAGATATAAATCCACCATCTATTAAGATATTTATAAATTCAGGTGGTGGTTCAATCACAGCAGGTATTTCATCTATGGATACAATATTGAGAAGTAAAGTTCCAGTTGAAACTTATGTAGATGGATTTTGTGCAAGTGCAGCTACTTTTATTTCAGTAGTGGGAAGTAAAAGATTTATGAGTAGAAATTCTTATATGTTGATTCATCAATTATCTTCTCAATTATGGGGAAAATATTCTGAAATAGAAGATGAGAAAAAGAATTTAGATTTGATGATGGATACAATTAAAAATGTATATAAAGAATATACTAAAGTTCCAATGAGAAAAATTGATGGAATATTGAAACATGATTTACTATGGGATGCTAAAACGTGTTTAAAATATGGATTAATAGACGAAATTATTTAGGAGTTATGAAATGAATATGAACCCAAGAAAACCATTACCAAATACACAAGTTAAAGTAGATTTAAAAGATGCAGAAACTATTAAATGTAAGAGTTGTAATAACTATTTATTTATTACTTCATTTATACTAAAGAGGTTATCTGCGTTAGTATCACCTAATGGACAAGAAGCACTTATTCCAGTTCAAGTTTATAGTTGTGGTAATTGTGGTGAGGTTGCAGAAGGGTTTTTGGAAGGTAGTGGATTAGAAGATGAAGAAAAAGAATGAAACAAAAACTAAAAAAAATAGAAAAAAATTTGGTGATGCTGGTAAAGGTGATAAATTACGAAGAGGTATCTCTATAGATGAGTGGGAAAAAAAGTGGGAAGCAATCTTCCGTAAAAAAGAAAGCACCGTGGTTGTGGACAAAGGATCTACTAACGAGTCAGAAGGAAAGTCTTGAAGATTATTCAGATTATGAAATAAAGAGTTGGTCTAATTATATGATTAATCGGTTTTTATCTATGAAAAGTGATTGGATAGAAATTATTAATGAAGTTCAAAAATATCCAATAAGTTCAAAAGAATTATATAGGGTTTATAGAGATATATTTCCTAGAAAAAGTCAATTTTTAAAATATGTTAAAGGAAAAAGGAATATGGCATATCAACAATGGTTAATAGATATTATTGTAAAACATTATGATGTAAGTAGAGCAGAAGCAATAAGTTATTTAGAAACTTATTATCTTACAGAGCAAGGTAAACAAGAACTATTAACTATTATTCAAAGTTATGGTGTGGATCCAAAAGAAGTTAAGAAACTTAATTTGCGATGAAAGTTAGAGATTTTACGGTAGAAGAAGTTCTACGTAGATCTATAGCACCATTCATTGAAAAATATCATTATTCTCAAAATGTAAATGGAGTTCAAAGTACTCATTGTTTTGGGTTATATAAAGAAGGAAATTTTGGTTTACCAACTATGATAGGTGCTATGATGTATGCATGGCCTTCAATGCCAGCAACGGCTAAAAAATATAATCCTGATGATCCACTTAGAATATATGAACTTAGAAGGTTAGTGTGTATTGATGATACACCAACTAATACAGAAAGTTATTTTATAGGAAATACATTAAAATGGTTAAAGAAAAATACAAATATACAAGTTATAGTATCATTCGCAGATCCTCATCATGGACATAGTGGAGTGATTTATAAGGCTTCAAACTTTATATACAAGGGAGAGACTGGAAAGGGTAGTGTTTTGATGGTAGATGGTAAGGAGATGCATTCTCGTTCTTTAAACCAAAGGAAACGTCCATATAGTAGAGAAATTAAGAGAAGGTATGATGCAGGAGATCCAAATATTTTTGTAAAAAAATTACCATCAAAGCACATTTATGTGTATTATTTAGATAAACGATTAAGGAGAAAGTATGAAGAATAAAGAGATAAAATTAATGTATAAAGAATTAGATTATGGTGTAGATACTAAAAATAATATAATCTATTTATCAGATTCTTTAGATATTACTGATGTAAGAAATTTTATTGCTAGATTTGAAATGTGTAGAAGGGTAAATGAAGATAAACCCGTAGATTTAATATTATCTTCTTATGGTGGAGATGTATATTCAATGCTAGGTATTATTGATTATATGAGATTAAGTGATGTTAAAGTAAATACACGTTGTTATGGAGCAGCTATGTCTGCTGCAGCTGTAATTTTAGCATGTGGTACTGGTGAACGAACTATGTCTGAAAATGCTACGGTTATGATTCATGAAGGTTCTATTTTTGAAGAAGGTAAGATTTCTGATGTACTTAAATCTTCTGATCATTTAAAAGAGTTACATAAAACTATTAATAAAATATTGTCAGAAGTAACTAATAAAGATGAAGAGTATTGGACAGAAAAAACAAAAACAGATTTGTATTTAACAGCAGAAGAATGTTTAGACTTTAAAATAATAGATAAGATAGAAGGAGTATAAAATGGCTAAATCAAAGATGATAAAAGAAGCCAAAAATAAACAACCATATGGAAATAAAAAAGAAAGTAATTCGAATGTTATTTCTATAATGGAAAAAGAATATCCACAAATGATGGATGAATTCAAAAGGATTCAACAAGAGCAATATGAATTATTTGCGATAAAACAACACGATTATGGTCCTCATAATATTTCTATGGGAACTGAATTAAGAAATGAAAAAGAAGTTAAATTAGCACTTACTGCATTAACGGTTAGAATTAATGATAAAGTTAATAGATTAGTTAATTTAATTATTCGTAGAGATTCAGAGGGTCAAGCAGAACCAGTAGAAGATGCATTTGCAGATTTATCTGTTTATGGAATTATAGCACGAATTGTAATAAATGGTAAATGGGGTAAATGAAAGTAGTTAGTTACAGTCAATTTTCTCAATGGTCTTCCTGTCCATATAAGTGGAAGTTAAATTATATAGATAACCTTAGAGAGTTTAAGGATAACATTCATACGTTATTTGGTACATCAATGCATGAAGTACTACAGAAATATTTAACGGTTATGTATACTGAAACTATTAAAGCTGCTGACAGTTTAGATTTGAATTCTATGTTGGTAGAAAGAATGAAAGAGAATTTTAAGGAAAGTGAAGACCCACAATGTACTAAGGAAGAAATGGGAGAATTTTATAATCATGGTGTAATAATATTAGATTGGTTTAAAAAACGTAGAGGTCAGTATTTTAGTAAAAGTGGTTATGAACTTTTAGGTGTAGAAATACCATTGGATTATATATTACCAAAGAATATAAAATTTATTGGTTATATTGATTTAGTTATAAAAGATACTGTTAGAGATAGAATAAAGATTATAGATATTAAGACTTCCACAATGGGGTGGAATAAATACATGAAAGCAGATAAGAATAAATCTAATCAGTTATTATTGTATAAACAGTTTTA